GCCAGCGGGTCAAGGTCACATGCCAGTGTGATGGTCTAGATTAGCGCGTCAAAACATGCCCCTATCGAATCCGTGATGGCGGCAGACTTGATCGGCTAGGCGTTTGAAAACTGGCCCGTGGTAGCTTTTCTCTCCCAAGATGAACTGCCGCATATGGCACATCTCATGCGCGACGCAGTTTAGCAGCGAGGGAAGTTGCGTGTGGCATTTGTTGATTGCGATGTGATGCGCGAAGTCTGCCGTCCAATGTGAGCCGTGATCGCCCTTCGCAGCGATGACGTAAAAGCCAACATCATCCGCTTCCGGCAATCCCCACCGTCTAAACGGAGGCGTTGTTCGCAGTAATTCATATGCCGCTGCAATCATATCGGGAGTGAGCGACAGGTTCAAAGGCTAATCCCCCTTGGCAATAGCCTTATGAGCGATCGCTGCACATTCGAGAGCAACGCGGGAAGCCTGCTGCGGATTGATCGGGAAGCGGTAGAACTTTCCATCATCGTCGATCACGCAGAGGAAATGCTGGTCTCGATCTGTGACGGTGTAGAAGGTGCGCGGGGTCACAGGTGCGCCCAATCCTGATACGGATATTTCCGCACCATGTATTCTCTGAGCCTCATGCCTTCGTATTTTCGGCAAAGGTAATCGAGGGTAAGCGGCATGATGCAGAAGTCGCCATCTTCGACTTCGTTCAGGACTACAACGCCCCGCCAGTGACGCTGACCTTGTGCACCCCGATAATCTTCAATGTGTAGATAGCAGGAGCCGGCGACGATGCCGTGCCACGTCTTTCCTGATCCGGTTATGCGCGTTCCGTATCGAAAGCCCTGCTCATGGCCTTGAACGAATGAGCAGCCGATACGATTGAGGCGCGCCGATACTTCACCGCCCAATGGACGCGAGCTATGCGAAGATTGAAAGAAGTGCGAATAGCAGACACCATCAACCCAGACACGCTCAAGGAACTCATGCCGCTCCCATCCAGGAGGGCTTTCACAATTCTCTGATCCAATGTGCCCGAAGAACTTAGGGTCGTTCAACCCGGCGCGGTCTGCTCGGGCTTCGTGGTTGCCCTTCATGTAGATTCTGCGAGGGGCCCAGCGAACACGATGTTTCTCTTCGCGGCGCTTTATCTCCGCAGCCATCGGCGCATCGAGACGCCAGAACGCCTCCTTGCCAGATGCGATGTCATCAATATACCGTTTGCCTTCTAGCGGGATTGATCCGGGTTGTTCATGCCCGTTAAGGCTTGGAAGATCGTAATGGTCGCCTAGATGGATCACGACATCGGGACGATATTCAACGATAGCCTTCGCTACCCAATCTATATGATCGGTTGGGACTCCGGGCCTTACTTGTGTATCGGGGATGATAAGGTGGCGCTTGGGAGAGGCGCTCATTCAATGCGGCTTTACAACGGACATGAGAAAACCGGCGATGCCGACAAGCCATCCGACGACACCGCCCAAGAGCAGTATCGTGTGAAGCGCACCACCGCCGCGCTGTGCGATTGCGTTAAGGGCTTTGATGCCTGCATTGATCTCGACAAGATTGGCCTGAACGGCGCGCATCTCGGTTTCAAGGACGGCGATGCGTTCGCTCTCACTGCTCATTTCGCTGCGCCTGCTCTTGCAAAATTTTCGCAACGCCATCAGCCCATTGTGCGAGCGCCGCGCGTTCCGCTTCTACTTTGTAGTAGGAGCCGATGACGGATGCGTCTTCCGATGAAAGAGTAGAGGCTGTAACTTGGGATTTGCTATCATCGCTTGGGCAGGCGGTGGACTCCAGCTCGGAAGGATCGACCTGTAAGGCGGCGGCGTCCCGCACCCTGATAACGCCACAAGGCACAGGGTAGCGAGCATCAGTTTCAGCGGTGACATACTTTGGAACCTCTCGGATGATCGTATTGGTGAGATAGGTGACGTTGCCGATGTTGCCAGCGAGCGCGAGGGCAACGGCGTTGGTATTCGCAGCAAGCGCCGCCGTGGTCTGTACCGCGTCTTGCAGTCCACTGATTGTCGCCTGGTCGTCGGCAAGCTTCATCTCGGCAATAGTCGAAGCATCCCAGCGATGAACGGCGTAACCACTCAATCCCGCAGCAACGACAGCCGCAGCGACATAGCCCCAGATGCCCGTTGATAGTCCGGTGAGAAATCTCATCAGCCCTGCGCCTTCTTCTTGTGCAGATACATGAACACCACCGCAGCAATGGCGAAGATAGCACCGAGGCCGGCCAGATAACCGAGCGCGTTCTGAACCCATGCGCTATGTGCAGCGTAGGGCGTGATCGTATCGGTGACTTGCTTGATGGCGGCAGGAGCGCTTGCGATAGCCGCACCACCCGCAGCGAGGATAGACCGGCTCTTTGTGATCGGCTGCGGATCGGCTGAGGTCGGCGGCGTTGCGATCTTGCGCGTCACACTGGATGGCGGGGTGACAGATGCGGAGCCGGGTTCATCCGTTCCCCACAGTACAACTTCATCCGCGCGGCGCTTCACAAGACCGTCTAGTTTCTTCCCGCCCGCGTTGACGAACTTCATCATTTCCAGCGGGACTTGATCGAACTCTTTGGCCTTCAATCGTTTCCAGATCGTCCATCCTGGATTGGCCCCGAGGTTGAACACGAATGAGAGAAGCGCCGCATATTGGTTATTCGTGAGGGAATAGACCACTTCGTCTATCACGCCGGAGAGCCGCCCGGCAGCAATCGCAAGGTCGTCTTCAAGCCACATATCAGCATAGGCTTGGGTAACGTCTTGGCCGAGGGACAGGCCGCCCGTATGGCCGTAGCCTGCCGTGAGCGTTCCCAAGGCTGTATCGCCGGGAGCCAGTATGTGATTGGGGCGGGCGTCATCATAAACCCTGAGAACGCAAGCTTCCTCGCGCTTTACGAAGTCGATGGCGACTTGAGGGACAGGGCGCATAGCTATTCAGCCCCGCTGGATTGCGAGTAAAACCACATTTGGCTAGTCTTTCCGGGTTTTGAGGGAGAAGAAGATGGCAAAAACACTTATCGGCTTTGCCGCCCTGCTAGGGATTATCGCGCTGTCAACCTGGATGGTTTACGCATCGATCCAGACAAGCGTGGGCATTGAGCGCAGCCAGCACAAGACTTTCATGTCCTATATGTAGGCCTGTACTTGTTTGGCGATATCGATCAAATCCATATCGCACCAATGTCTTCCGACGATCTGGATTCCGAACCCAACGCCCGTCGCTGGATCAATGCCTGCCGGAATTGTGATACAAGGGTTGCGGGTGTGATTGAATAACACGGTGAAAGCCATATAGCCCATCGCGGCCGGCCCTGTTGTCGTTCCATAGAGTGGAGGGCTTAGAGCAGTTGTGGCCGTGATGATAGCGTCAGCATCACCGATCAAGTCGCTCAAGAGCTTCGATAGCTTCCTTGCGTGCGCGCGAGCCTGAACCATCGTCCCGGCAACTGCCGTATAGTTTAGCGAGGAAGTTAGCCATTCAGTTTCATTGAGCGGCCACGATGCACCTTCGTTAGCCGGCTCCGTCACCAGTCCATAGTTGATGTTGTTGAAGACCGTCTCATCATACCAAGGAATCTGGGGTGAAGACGGATAACTGATTGTAATTCCAGCGGTCGCCATCGCCGCTGTCACAGCATCCAATTTGCTCTGCACGAACGGACTTAATGTCCACGCCGAGCCGATATGATCGACCTTAACGAGCTTGCGGAGAGTTGGAGATGTGGACGGAGCAAGCGGAGGCGCATCGGGGGCGTTCGCCGTTGGACCGGCGAAGAATGGAAGCGTTAGCGCGAAGTCATCTAAAGAATTTGCAAGCAACCCTGTTGTGTATGTTTCGCCGCAGAACGGAGGACGAGACGGCATACGAAACGACCTGTCGCCGTACGATGAGAGATACCCTGTCGTGGGCTTCAAGCCACAGATGCCACAGAATGAGGCGGGGACGCGGATGGAGCCGGCCGCGTCAACACCAAAGCCAAGGGGAGACTGCCCCGATGCAATCGCAGCGCTCTCTCCGCCGCTAGAACCGCCTGTCGCATAGATTGTGCTTGTCGTCAGCGGATTTTTCGTCTCCCCAAACAGGACGCTTTTGCAGCGCATCGGATCGGATCCGACATTTGTTTTTCCGAGAAGGATCATTCCCGCCGCTTTGGCCTTCGCCGCCATGTCGCCGTCAGAGATCGGTATATCGTCGATTGCGGATGTGCCATTGGTTGTTCGCACGCCCGCCGTTTGCAATACCGTCTTCATCGTGAACGGTACGCCATCAAGAACGCTTAATTGAGCGCCAGCAGAGCGACGCGCATCTGATGCAGCGGCATCGGCAAGAACGTCTGAATTCGAGCGAACAGTGACGACCGCATTGAGCGTAGAGGCTGAAATGGCAGACAGGTATCCAGTGCAGACGCTGACGCTTGTCCTCGCCCCGCTCGAAAGATCGGTGGAGATTTGCGTTACGGACATTGGATAATATCTTTCTACTGACCTTGCGGCGCGTAATTGCCGCCGAAGAGGCCGAGATATTTTGCCGATTGCATCGGTAGACTAAGACGCGGAGGAGGTTTGTAGCCGCGCAGTTGAGCCGCCAAATCCTTCGGGTCCATCATCAGCAATGCCCCGGCGCTATTCATCGCCTCGGGCGACATGCCGCCAGTCTTGATGCGATCCGGTAGGAAGTGCCATGCGGCACCAGCGCCATGAGATACGGCTGAGCCGATATTACCGACCGCCAAATGACCAACGGCTTTTGCGCCCTTTAGCCCGGCCGCAGCATGACCAAGCATATCCTGGTTTCGGCTTTCGTTCAGAAGTTCAAAGGTGGGCGAGTTTGTGCGCGGCATCATCCGGTTGCCGGTTTCTGCGAGAGACTTTTCTGATAGAATATTTTTGACGAAGCTGGCCGCATTGGATGGCCCGAGGATGGACGAAAGCTTGCCCTGCACAGCAGGGGCCAACACAAAGCGCGGCTTTAGAGAACCGTTCTGTTGCATGTTGAAAAGCTTGTTCGCGACACCTCCTTTAAATGCCTCTTTGTCACCGTCAGACATTTTTCCGAGCATGTCGTTGACATTTGCCACTGTGACATTCGGGTTCAAGATTGTCTTTTGCCCGCGCTGGAAGGCGTCATTCGCACTGAGATAATCGGAGGCAGAGGACCGGGCGGCTTTATAATCAGGATTTAGGCTATCGAGTTCATTCAACATCGAGCGGCGAACCTGATCTATTGCGCCGCCCATGCCGTTCAGTGCGAGTTTTCCAGTAACCGGATTGCGATAGTTTTCAAGCATCTGGTCAAGGCCAACCTTGGCCGCATCCCATGTATGCCAGGTCGGAACACCGCCGATAACGGGATCACCCGCCTCATTGAAGTCCGTTACTGCGTAAGCTTTCGGATCGAAAGGTTCATTCTTGGCGAGCGCACGAAGCCTCTGCTCTTTGATGCCCTGAACCATACCTTGCTGGATGATTGGCTCTTGCGCGAGGCGCGCGAGATAATCAGAAGTATTCGGGGCCGCTTCTAACGCGGCCTTATACAGCGGGTTTGCTGCTTGGCGACCCGATGCAATAATATTTTGCATATCGCCCATGGCGGCGTTCGGGTCAATGCCGGAAGACGAGGCATAATCCGCCAACATCCGATCCGGCGCACTCGACGCACGGTCGGTTAGGCCCGCGGCTAGAGATTCACCGACTACCGGCGAACGGCGCCCTAATGTTTGTAGCGCGCTTACGCCTGCGGGGCCAATTGCTTCTGCCGCTGTCTGACCACGACCGATTGCGTTTGCGGTTAGCTCAGCGGGCGTGATGCCCTGCTTATCAAGAAGGCTGACGATGTAGTTGTTCGCTACAGTTTCAGGAAGCGCAGGAGTCAGCGCCCGCTTAACGCCCGTGACAGCGCCAGCAAAGCCAGCAGAACCAGCCACGGCGCCTGCCGTTTGAGCCCCAACATGAAGCCAATGCTGAAGCGGGTCAGAAGAATCCGGAACGGCGTCACCCACAGCACGTGAAGCCACTGCGGGCGCAAGGACGCGGCCAAGGATTCTTGCCGGTATAGTCGCCTCGCCACCAATGGCGGCTGGTGCGAAGGAAGCTGCGGTTTCGGCATATCGGCCCAGAGTTGTCTTGGGCTGATAATAGCCGCCAGTTGGCTTTGAAAACAGGGCATTGAGATCAGAACTTGTGGGGAGCGCGCCAATCTCCGGAACTGGCGCTTCATTTCCGCCCGTAACCTTGTTCCGCAGCCAGTTTCCAGCGCTATTGGCGAGACTCTCGACATCGCCCGGAAGGCCCATCATCCCAGCCACGCCCTGCGCTAGACCACCGGGCAGGCTTCTAACGGCATCAATAAGTGGCGATGGTGTTGCCACGGCTGGATGTGCGAAAATGGCGCTCAGTTCCGCTTCCGTTGGCGGTGAGTCTCCCGTCAGCGAAAGCGACTTTCCGCTGCTGGGATCGGTAACCTGATAAGTAGGCATTATTGACCTGTTACCTGAACGGAGAAGCGGCCGATTTTGAGGGGGGCGGCCTTGCGCGGGAGGTTTGACGGGCTGACTGGACTCAACGGCGGCGGTTTCTTGGGTGAATAAGGAACAGGAACACCGCTATATGATCCATTGCTCAGATTTTTGAGAACACTGCTTTGCGATCCAGAGCGGCCCGCCATTTCGAGCTGCATTTGGTTCATCACGGCATTTAACGTGCCGTTGTTATAGCCTGTAAGAATGCGATCAGCCGCCTCTTTGCGTGAAGCATCGGAAGATGCAGTGCCGTTAGTCGCCCCCGTCATGACGCGCGCATATTCTGCCGAAATGGAATCTATCCCGTTCTTCAGCATCACCGCGTTTGGATCGTTAGTCTTACGGCCAAGCGCCTGCATGAACGAGTTTACATCGGTAAACGAACCTTTGCTTGCTGCGAAAGGAAGAAGGGTGCGGACGATGTTGATCGAATTGTTGACCGTTCCTTCGTTGACCGCCGTTGCCGCATTCGTTTTCGCCATCGTGCTGGCAGCGGAGCCTTGCGCCTTGTAGCCGATAGCATTTGCGGGGATTTTCTGCGCAATCTGTTCGTCGCTAAGGCCCTGGCTTTTAAGGTAGTTGTATGCCGCCGTGCGGTAGGCGCGCATGGAAGAAGCATCACGTCCAGCCCCAGTCGGCAGATGTCCGGTGGTGGCGAGGATAGCGCCATACATCTTAATTGACGGGTCTTCCGCAGAGGCCGGCATGTTATAAGCGGAGAGTGGTTTCACCTCGTTCGTAGATGTGTTGATTTGCGAGCCGACATTGACGTTGAGCGCCTTGGCCTCTGCCGGATCGGTTATTGTTCTCCACTGGGGCTTAGGAGCGATTGTCGTATAGCCTGGAAGATTTGGCAAATTTCCGTTATCAGATGGCGCTGCGTTATTCTGATTTCCTGTCGGCGCACCATTGCTGATATAATTTTGCAGATCAGATGTCCGTTGTTCCCATGCCTTTGCATAAGGACCATATTTCGCGGGATTAGAAGCGATCAAGTTGTTTAGATATGTCTGCCTTCCCTGCAAGAATTTGTTTACATCGCCACCGGAGTTTTGAAGAATGGAGTCAGCAGCTTTCTGCCCTGCCATAAAGGCAGTGTCCGAATAAGCAGCAGCGAGAGGTGCGGGAAGATTTGCCGCAGCCGTGTTCTGAAAATAGCTTTTGTTAAAAATCTGACCGGCACGGTCGGCGGTCATTCCCTTAACATTCTCTCCCGGCCAATATGCTTGATTGATGCCATATTTTACCGGAGCGCCATTCGTATCCGTGACTAAGCCAGAACCTTCATGCGGTGCTACGAAATCAGTGAAGAATTTTCTGGCATTTAATGGTCCAGACTGAGGCTGAGAAGATTGCGAGTTGCCGCTCGGTCCCATCATATTGTTCGGTATGAGATTGATCTTGGAGGGGTCGAATGTGAGGGGTTTTTGACCACCGATGGTCCCGCGATCCTGTCCAGTAAGACTGTCGATAAGATGCGGGACACCCTGTGCATCCGTTACCGTATCGATCTTGTGGGGACCGATAAGCGAAGAGAGCATGGGGATGCCCTGATCGGCAGGAAGCGACTTCAAAATGTCAGCCATAGGATTTTCGGCCAACGGGCCACCGGGCGTCTTGAAGGGCTGCTGATAGGCCGAACTATTCGGATCGGGCGGCGCACCACCGGGCTGCATCTGCGGCGTGACATTCACATCCGCAAGAGATGGCGGGGCCGTCAGCTTGCCGATTGTGTTCTGATATGCCCATTGGCGGCGCTGCTGATCGGCGCGCTGCAATTCCGCGCTCAGGTAATCCGTCTGTTGGCCGCGAACGCTGCCGAGTGCATCGCGAAGTCCCGCAAACAGTATTGCGGTCTTCTGTGATCCTGACAGCGGACCAGCATTGCCGAATAGCCCCATGCGCGGCGTTTGCGCGGTCGGGGGCGTAACGGCAGACGGATCACTCTGCATGAAGTCAAAAAGCGACATGTATGTTCCTCAACCGAAAGGTGCCCAACCGAGAGCGCCGGCCGTTTGGGCGCCACCGAGGATGCCACCGAGGATGCCACCGATGCCTGTGCTAGTTTTCTGCGTCGTCGTAGTTGGTGTGGGGATGATACCGAGCGACTGATTGAGTATCTGCTGTTGTTGCGCCGGGTATCCGGCCTTGCGCAGAAAGTCAGTATATGTCGCTTGATCGGAGTAATTTTGAGAATTTTGTAACTGCGTGCCATAGCCCAAAAGATTTTGTGCTGCCTGGCTTGCATCGTTATATTGGCTCTGCCCGAGATCTCCCAAAACACCAGCCGCAGACAATCGTTGACCATTGGCTGTGATGCCAGCGTTGGTATTGAATTCGCTCGCGTTGAGCCGGTTTCCGATGTCAGTTCCCGCCGCAGCCCGTGCTTGCGCGAAGTTGTCGGCATTGAGTCCAGAAATCAGGCTTCCGGCGTTCTGATCATAAAGCTGGTTTGTGATCGCGTCCGCCACACCCTGACGGCTTCCGCCGAAAGCATGTGCCGCCGTCGCTGCCTGATTGTCCGAAACCCTCTGTTGTCCGCGTTGCTGATTGAGCTGTTCCAACGACGAATTGATAACGTCCTTGGTGTATGGGTTCATGTAAGGCGCGAGATTGGTGTTTGAAAGCTGTCCCGCGGTCACTTGAGACGGGTTATATCCCGCAACGCCGTCCGCGATATTTGCGCCGGATGCAAGAAGGCCGGAACCAGGATTGTTTTGTGCGATATTTCCGAGGATGCCGCCCGCAGTTGTTTGAGCAGAGTTTACGGGAGATGCGAGTTCACCCGTATATGCCGGAACAGGCTGGTTCGCCACGCCCTGCGCACGCGAATAGTTCTGATTGTACAGCGCCATCAATTGCGGGTCGATTTTGGTGCTGCTTGTGGTTTTGTTGCCCATCTTAGTAGCTCACATCCTTAATCATCACAGCGCACAATTTTCGATAGCCAAGCATCTTGCCGATGCGTTCGCCGCTAAGGCGCGTGTGATGCGTTATCCATCGGCAGTTGTTAGCGCGGGCGAAGGCAACGACACTCGCATCCATGCGTTCGATATATTCGCGAAGGGTCTTTCCCTTTTCACCACCACCGAGAAAGACATTCAGAACTTTGCCTTTTGGCGTCTGACCGATGTCGAGAACGAGAGCGCTGTTCTCACCCGGCATAAAGACCATCGTTTGTTCTGCCAATGAGGCTTCTATGTCCTCGATGTCATACATGCCGTTCGTGTATTCTAGGGCTTGCTCGATCCACGGCTTGCAGCGTTTCCACTGCTCTTGGGCTTCGGTCATAGAGAGGTCGCGCTGATCGTGCCGTCATTGGCGACGGTGATGTTGAAGCGCGTCCCATTCGGAGAAGTGAGTATCAGACGCTCTTTTGCGACTTCGACATCCTCATTCTTCTTGCGGTTCAGTTTGTCTGCCGATTCCAATATCCGGCGCATGGAGGCTTGATCGTTCTGACCATATTGCGCTGGCGCTGTTGCGAGAATCATCGAAGACCTCCCAATTCTCCCTCAAGGGATGGTTCACCCATGCGCCAGTCCGCGAGACGTTGACCCGTGAAGCGAACGCGCGCCTCTCTGGCGACAAACCGCGTGTCCGTGATCTGGCTAAGGTTGAAAGGGCCGTACTGCGTTTCATCCCCGTTCGGATTGAACCGAAGGAAGAAGGTTGCGGTCACATCGCCCGATGTTTTCTCGTCTGGAATGAGCGAGCAGACATGAACGACATTATCGCCATTGCCGATTTGGATCGGCCCCGTCTCGGCATAAGGCGTCACATCGTAATTAAAGCCGACTTCATGCTCGTAAATCGTGCCGTCAGAGCCGATCAGGATCGGATAGCGGAACACCCCGGCGTCGATCCCGCAGGTGCGGGCCGCTCTGCCTATCGTCCAGTAATTGTATTTGTAATTCCAGACGATGCAGCGGTCTATTTCCGTAGACGAACCAGAGCAATAACGCCATTCAATCTCGAAGAACGCGGAGTTGTGGACCGCGACGATTTTGGAGATTTGCAGCCAGTTGATGTCAGATTTCAAATAATCGAGAACATCGCATTCAAGGGGCTGAATGCTGCCGTTGTACATCCAGAACCCGGACGGGCTGAACCATGCAGCCTGTTGATCGAACGAAGCAACGCAACCCCGTGAAATCGCCCCGCAGCTATCGCCAATCTGCTGGAAGCCATAAACCGCTACGCCGCCGATATACTGTGCTAGCCATACGTCAAGGTCCGTGAATACTAGGGTCGCATCGCGAACGCGCCTGCCGCACATCAGCCGGCCATTTGTTTGTAACGGCTGATTGCCAGCCTGATTGGTCGTGGATGGCGTCCAAGTCGTGTTATTACGCTGATCGCACCAACTCACAGTGCGTTTATCCGTGGTGGCAAGAGCGAAGACGAAGCCTTCCGCAGTAACGACCAAAGCCTTGCAAGTCGGTGCATTGGTGACGGCAGCGGCCACTACAGACGTATTCAGCGCCCATTCGTAGATCTTACCGTCATCCGGGCTTACGAATAGAAGGTCTTCGCCCCAGGTATCGAGCGATCCCATGGTGGCATCGGTAACAAGCGAACTGTCGGGACGCGCCACGCCGAAAGCTCCGGTGCCGAACGCTCCCGTTCCGAATCCACCTGTTCCGGAAGCATCGGCATGGCCCGTGACAAAGCCTGATGGCGTTATATCGAAGAGAGACCCGGCGCGGTTCGAGACATAAAGATGCGATTCGGTGGCAATCCCGAGATAGGTCGTGCCGTCATTCGTTTTCCACGCCAGCGCCGTTCTAGCCTTACCTGTCGGTTTGTCTGTCGAACGTGCGCGCCAGCCACCTATTGGCCCAAGCGCAGAACCATACCAGCGCGTGCAATAGGCATCGTAGTAGCGGCCCTTGCTCTGATATTGCGTTCCGTTCCGGTAGACGCCGGGCGGTATAGTGAGAGTAAAACGCGCCACAGGTTAGAACTTACCGCGCGGATCGATCCACCCAGCGGTAGCAATAGAATATTGGCTGCTCGCCTGAGCGGCGACAACCTTGATCTGGGCACTTGTATTGGTTCTGATGTGATCTGTGCCAGTGCCAACAGTGGATCCGGTTGTCCACGATGCCTGCGAAGCGCCAAGCCCAGCCCCGTGTGTCGTAACATCAGGTGAATATGCGGTCAGGTAGTTCAGACCCGAAGTTCCTGCGGCACCACCTATATAAACGATGGCCTGCACTTGCACGCCTGTCGGAACAGTCAGAGTGACGCTTGCAGAAGATGTGCCAATGGAAACGCCAGAGGCATCGCCAACAACCGCATCCCAGAGAAATTCATCGTCAATCTGGACAAACTTCGTCCATTGCGCGGAGCCATTCGTTTTCATGGCCCCTATACGCCGCTTGCGCGTGTAATTCGTCGGCATCGTCGGGGCGGTTGCTGACGTGGAAATCAACACATCCACAACGGAGGTGTCCGTGCGCTGGATTAGCCAGACGTGATACCACGTCGAGTTGGCGATGGTGCCAGTATCGAGAGAGCCTGTAGCAGTTCCGACCGCCCACGCGCTTGTCGTCTTGGTATAGGCCGATGCCAGCGCCATGCCGGACGCGCCACCGGACGCAATGCCGAATGTGGCAGATGATCCAGCCGTCGAGAGCGTGAGGCCGTAGATCGTACCGGCAAGCTGCGCGTCGAGCGCGTCGAAATCGCTGTTATAGTGGCCGCCCCATGCGTCGGTGTCTGCCCCAACCTCGGGCTTGATGAGGTTGAGGTTTGTCGTGTTGGTATTTGCCATCGCTGCTTCCTAGTGAGGCGTCCAAGAGCCGCTTGCGGGGCTTTGTTCGGCCCAGATGTTCGATGAAGGAGATTGAGCTGACCAAGGATCGGAAGGCTTCGCTTCCTCTTCCCAAATGCTTCCGATGATGGCACTCGCCTCGATTCCGAGGAGCGCGTAGTTGCCCGTCTCTGCGGTGATGGTGAAATCCGAGCGCGTTCCTATGTCTTCCCCCGTCAGTGCAAACGCCCCCTGAGATGCGAGAACAGTTGCGCCCCACTTCGGCGTCATTGCTTCGCCTGTGAGCGCGTAAGAGCCTTGCGCCGCGCTGATCTTGAAACCAACAACCGCGCCAGATGTCTTCCCGCTTAGGACATACGCGCCCTGCGCTGCGCTGATCGTCGCGGCAAGCTTTGGCGTTGCTGCTTGACCGGATAATGAATAGGAGCCCTGCGCAGCCGTGATGCTGTAAGCCGTCGCCGCGCTGAAATTCCCGGCACCGAAAGCTCCAGTGCCAAAGTTGCGAGCCATCAGGTGATCTGCAAAATTCCGTTGACCTGATCCAGATCGACCGTGATCGTATCGCCTGACGTGCTGGTATTGCTCACGCCCTTATCCCACCAGCCGATGAGGTTTCCGCTCGCTGCTGTGGAATTGTAGAGGACGAAATAGCGCCATGGCCCGACCGTGCCGGAACAGGTGATGACCGGATCGGCGGACGAAACGAGTTTGTATGTGCCGCTCGTTTGCGAGGACGTGATGCCGGTAACCGCAACGCCGCCAGCGGAGTAACCATTGCCGGCCGAGATTTCCGTAATATCCGCCTTCACCGCGTTGGTAGCGACCGGAAGCGTATTGGTCAGCATCACCTTGAGCGTGTCGGAACCAAGGTTGTGCACCTTGTTCGAGATGTCCGCCACAAAGGCGTTGAACTTGTTGTAACTCGCCATGATGGTTCCTTACGGCGTGAAGACGTTAATCGGCATGGCGATGTGCGGAGCGAAGCGCTCCACTTTGTCTGCCGCGATGATGGAAGCGACACCTGCCGTGAAGAGTGATCCCCACACAGCAATGCGGTCATCAGCCTTGAGATAGGGTGCCGACTGAAGCAGCGCGCCGTAGAGATAAACGTCAGGGTGATTGAGCAGAACCCAATTCGCGGAGCCGCCAGAGAGGGGCGCTAGGCGTTTCCAGTAGGTGAGTTCGCCCGTGTATGACCCAGAAATCCACGGCCAAAGCTGAATCTCATTCCCGACAATCGAGAAAACTTGCGGATCGCCCGTCTGATCGGGGTATAGCGCCTTGCGCTCGGTGATGATTTCCGGCTCGCAGAAATCGAGAGAGTTCTTCGATCCCGTGAGAATGAGCGTGCGAACACCCATGAAATCGCTCGGCAGTGCCGTGAACTCGCCGCTCAAGGTCGCATCCGAGCGACCCATCATGGAGCGCACGGGCCCATCGGCTATCAGCTTTCGGCTGATTTGTGCCTCTGCCATTGTGATGAAATCTGGAATGACGGAGACCAAATCCTGACGGTTCAGGGTATCGGCAACGCTTGCTTGCAGCCCTTCATAGGTTCCGTCCAAGGCCATCAGACGTGCCTATGCTTCTTGCCGATGAAGCCCGGAGCCGTGCGCAGGAAGCGGTAGTCAGAGTTGTTCAACAATGCGCGCAATTCAGGCTCATACTGGGGATGGAAGAGATTGATCCCGCGTGATGCATATTCCTCGATCACAGCCTGTGGGATAGACGCCACGCGCTGCATGTCACGGGACGGTGTGTAACCATCGTTGTGGTTGAATAGCGCCTTGTTGCGTTCGAGAATCTGCGTCTCGACAACCTGCTCAGACTTGATGGTGTAAGTGCCATCCTCGTTATCGTGCCAAGTGCGGACCATGCCGTTCGGCTCATTGAGAAAGGGCAGCACCTTCGCCATTAATCGGCCTCCGCCAGACCACGCTTTTCGAGCGAGTCCGCAACGGATTTGGAAACCATGAGCTTCTCGCCGCGTTTGGCATAGATGTCGCCAAATCCGGCTTCATGGCGCCCGGTGGAAACCTGACCATCGCCAAACTTCGTGATGGTGATGCTCACCAGATCGGAACTCTGCTTTTCAGCAGGTGCGGGCGGGATCGTCTCAGTCTCTTCATCGGGCTTAGTGACGGCAATATCAGGGGATTTGGCCATGGATACTCCTTAAAGAAATGGGCGGCCCCACATCGGAGCCGCCCAAGTCATGTCAGCGGGTCTTAGCTAAGAGCGAAGATGACCGCGTGGGCCTTCTGGTTCTTCACGACCAGCGTTTTTTCCGCGATGATGAGGAACTTCTCCGCATCACCCGTTTTCGCCAACGGCTTCGTGGACATGCCACGCAGCGTTGCAACGCCCACCATTTCCGGATCGACAAAGACCGCCATGTTGGCGACCGCGTACTGATGCGGAATGAGGGACAAGCGACCGTAATCGTCCTGATACACGTCCGCCGCACCGATGATCGTCGCCTGCTCGTTCGCATTGGCTTCGACACGGATGGAAGCAATACCCGTGAACGCGGAGAACTGCTGCTTGTTGGTGCCGCTCATATACACCTGGCTCGGGGACGCCCCATTGCCAAATGCAGTCGTGCGAGTGGCCTTGACCAAGGCTTCCGTGAAGGTGCGATTGGTACCCGGCGTTGCCGCCGCGACCGTGCCAGCGGAGAAGCCGCCAGCCGAACCACCGGAGCCGAACGAGGTGTTGGTCGTAACCCACGCCGGAAGACCCGCACATTTACGCGGGGTGGCGCCCGATTCCTGGCCCGACACGCCGTTGTTCAAGAACGTCATTTCCATGTCGGTCCTGAGTTCGATGCCTTTCAGCACCTTCTGGCGGTTGGTTTCGGACGCACGGCCCGCTTTCTTCACCACATCATCCGTATCCGACACGATGCCGGTCTTGCGGAAGATCTGGGCGTAGTTGCCAACGCGGGTCGTCACGTTCTCCGCGCCATAAGACGTGATGTCGTCGCCTTCGAGCTGGTAGTTCGAGGCAGACGGAGCCGCGAGGGTTTCAGTCTGCCATTCGTGGAATGTGTTGGTGCACTTTCCAGAACTGCCAATGTTGTTCTGGAAAGGCGTCTTGGACGCGGCGACCCGGGAGATCGTCTCTTCCAAATCTTCGCGAATACCCTTGGTCGTCAGGGTCGTCGCTGTGCCGGAAATTGCAGTCATGTTTGGGGTTCCAATAGATTGAGCCGCTCCACGGCCTCATCGATGGTCAGCGACCGCTTGCGATTGAGTTCCTGGAGACGTGCGGATTGCGGATTGCGAGCCGGTGTCGCCGCCGTGGGCCTCACGGACGGGCGCGCAGGCTGCGCGGCTGGTTTGGGTGTTGCAGGGCTGGCAGCTTGAGACTTGGCCTTGGCCTGAGCCTCTCTCCAGCGCATGGCGTCGTAAGCGATCGCGGTTTCGTTCGCGGTCATGTTGCGGAGTGCGTGTTGTGGAACGCCAGTGGAGATAAGGAACTTGCCCAAGTCCGCTTTGCGCTGAGGTCCAAGTTTCGGGTCCGCCAAATCCGGGGCTAATTCCGGGAGCTTTGCCATCTCTTCCTCAACGAACTTCGCGAACTGGATTTCCTCAGCATTGTTCTTGGCAGTGACGAGCTGCTGAACGGTCTGCTGCTCTCTCTCGAAATCGTTGCGGAGTTTGAGCGCCTGCTCGGCCCCATAATCATCAACGACTTTGTTCCAATCGACGCCTTCCCAACGGGACTTGAACGTCTCGATGGCTTGCGGCAACAGCTTGTCCAAGACCCCATTGAACTGGGCTATCCGGGATGCTTCGCCTTCTGCGGCTTTACGTTTTAATGCGGCCTGCTCAATTGCTTGAGTGGTGGCCTTATCGCGCTCCGTTTCCTTCGAAAGCACAAGCTCTTGAAGATCACGGGGCAATTCACCGAAGCGTTTCTTTGCCTCGGCGTCCCAAAAATGCGGGGGATTGATTGCCGGTAGAGCTTCTTCGGCTCCCGGTTCATCCGTTTCCGCTTCGCCTTCGATTGCCGTTTCCGGTTCTTCAGCGTCCGTGGCCGTGGGTTCGGCCTCGGGGGGTTCTGTCTGTGGAGCGGCTTCAACGGCATCTGCCGGCGCCTGCTCTTTCTTTTCTGCGGCGTCGAGTTGCTCGACGGCCTGCTCGATTGTCAAAACTCCGTTGTCTGCCGCGGTTGCGTCAGGGGGCATGTTTCACCTGCTGGAAAAGCGATCCGTCCCGGTTATTCGGGAGCGGTTGTCGCGAAACTTTCGACCCATTCAGCTATGGCATCGCTGCCAATGCCTGTTCGGGCCTGTAGGACGGTTTGAACTTCGTCCAGTATCTTGATGGCGCGGTAGAGACGCTCGCGCTTCTCGGATTCTGCGTGGCCCGATGCGACCAATTCCTTGACCATCGTGGCCCTTACGGCGTCGAAGCATTCGACGGTCTGCGGGTATTCCTGTCGTGCCTCACGCTCGCGCTTGCGAAGCTCTCCTTCGTTCAAGTCGGTCATGCAGTCGTCGTTTCATGCGATTGCTGATAGTCGAGCGCCGCCGCACCATCGTCCGTCTGGTTCTTGGCGGAGATGCGGGCGGACTCGATCTTGGCTTCCGCGTTGATGCGGGCAACTTCGATTGCGATGCGCTCGGAAGAGGCGATTTTCATCTGCTCCAGCGCCATGGTATTGGCCTGCTCGGCCTGTAGACGCTGATGCTCAAGCTGCTGCTGCTGGGTATTTACCGCAGCCTGCGATTGGGCTTTCGTCGCCTGAATCTGTTGCTCGGATTCGACCTTCATCTTGCCGAGCGCCATTTCTCCTTGAAGCTTGGCTTGCTGAAGCTGCTGCTCTCCCTGAACCTTGATAAGTTCAGGATTGGGAGGCGGAGGCGGAGGCGGCGGGGCGTTCGGGTCAGGCGGGGCGCTGGGGTCGCTAAAATACTCTTCAGGGGCTTTCACACCCAATTTGCGGGCCATGTCGGTCGCGGACTTGAACAGGTTTTGCTTGGTGACAAGCGGGCCATCCGTGCCGCCCTGCGCCTCCACACCAGCCTTCTGCAAGCCGATGATCTGGTTCATCGCTGCGATTTCCATGTCCTTGCCGGATGCGCCAAGCCCGACTTCCACGGTCATCGCGTTACGTTCGGCCCACTGGGTAGGATTCACCGGAACCCATTTGCCGAGCAGGTTGGCAATCTTCTCCGACGAACAGTTCTCGCGGATGATGGCGTGCAGGCCAAGATAAAGCTGCTTCACCATGGTTTCGGCCATGATGCGTGCAATCATCTTCGTGCGCTTCTGTGCGGCAGACAGGAGCATCATGGCGCCCGACGCAGTGTCATGCAGCGTGTCGGGATTTAGGCCCTGTGCGTTGCGGACAACGCCCGTGCGAGACTCCGCGACGGTGGAGAAGTATTCCAAGGCTCCGTAAGGATCGAAGCCAAGACCGCCTGCCGTAATCGCCCGAATGGCCGTTCCCGTCTTGCTGCGGATGGGAGAACCCGGCTCATTCCGCAGAAGGTCGCTGATCGTGTAATCGTTGGCCTGATCCATCGCCACTTCATTGCGCTGGTTTAAGGCGAAATAGGTGCTATCGAGAACAGCGCGGGTCAGGGCCGTCTTGATCTTCTGGATTTCCACCAGCATGTCAGCCAATGAACGGCCATAGAGGCGGTGCGCGATGAGATAGGGCGAGCCTATCGCGTAGGGAATACGCTCGACTTCCTCACGGTCTAGTTCTTCGGTTGCGGCGCAATCCGTAACGACACACCAGAGTTCCAGCTTGTTCTCTTCCCCAAGCACCCGGATATAGTGCTTGCGGATTTCGACCTGTCTCAGATCGTCGCTGGTTTCGTCCCCAGTATTGCCTGTTCGATCGCTCTCGCCAGCATTGTCGCGGGCCTGCTGCATTGTGGTATCTGAGACCACGCTATAGGCCGGGAGATTGCGGACCTTCTCAGCGTCATAGCCCTCCGCGATCAAGTCCTGCACACGCGGGCGCGAGCGCATCACGCAATAGGTAGCGTCCTGGATGTTGATGGTATCGGGAGCCGCTGCGAAATCATCTGGCGGGACAGCCCAATACTTTGCGCAGGAATTGTCCTTGGTCTTGCGTATCGTAAAGCTGTAGGTCGGCTGGGTGGTTCGAAGGTCGGCCCCATCTGGCATTGGGTCTTGCTTGACATTGACAACCTCCCCGTCCTGAGACGCGAGCTGCATCTCGATGGGGTTCTTGCCGGAAAACTCTTCCTCGCTCTCCTCAATGTCCTGCACCCATTCGAACATGAAGATGCCCGTCTTCAGCAGAAGGGCATCTTTGAACGCGGTGTAGAAGTTCAGGAAGCCTGGATTCTCCTGAAACGTGACGTGATTGAGGTAGGCCGTTTCCTGCTTGGCCGCGTCCTCATCTTCCGGCTTCTGCGGGATAAAGGCGACAACATCGTCACCGCCCGTGAATATCTCCATGAGATCGGGCAGGATGGTTTCAACGGCATCCGAAATATCCGACGATACGGCTTTGGAGCGATTGGGGAGCGAAGGAACGTCCTTCGTCATATCGCCCTTGTAGTAGTTCAGGGCGCGCGTGCGGTCGTCCAGAAGCTCCGCATCCTGCTCGAACCCGATGGCGCGCACCATCTCGGCACGGCATAGGTCAAGCAGGTCCGGTTGCCCGCCAACCTTGCTCTTGGTCTTTTGCTCTTCTACCTCCTGATTGGAGGTTCCGACATAGGACATTACGGAATGAGGCCGATGATCAACGTAGCGGTCGTGTTCGTGGACATGACCTTGTTCGTCTGAATGGGCAGAATCGTACCGACAGGAACCGCCTTGAATGTAACAGCGTTGCCCGATGTGCCTTTGATCGCAACATCGCCCGTACCGCCCACATAGAGACCGGAGTAGCTGTTATCTGCCGTGTCTGATGGCGTTACGGCAACAGCGTCACTGTAAATGCGATCATTCCTGAACGTCATCGTTCAATCCCTTCAAACGACCCCAAAACTTGGGAGCACGAGTTTCTTTTCGGTCTTCACTGGCTTTGTAGAGAGCGCCAGATAGCGAAATGCGTCCGCCGCATGGCTCGTCCAATCGTGATAGGGACGCTCGCGCCATGTCATGCGCTTGCCATCCCACTCACGACGATATTGTTTCAGGGCTTCGATGCCCCGCGCGCAGCGGTCCTGATCGAACCAACAGTTTGCGAGTGTCAGGCGAACTGCGTTGATCCCATCAGCCACTTCCATGGCTGGGATGATCGTGATGTCCCGGATGCCGAGTTCTTCAAGCGTTTGCTTGCGGCTCTTGCCCGATCCCAGCTCGCGCACTTCAACATCGTGCGGCAGGATATGTCGTCCGTATCGATAATTCTTCGCATCCAGCCGCTTGGCGATCTGCGGCAGCCCCTCGCCAGAGACTTCCATATAGTCAATGATACGGCGCTCTTTACCGACATCCTGCACGAACCAAATGGCCGTGGCGTCGTCTATGCCCAAGTCCCATGCCGTATCGACCTTGATGGTCGGCTCTATGGGCAATCTGCAAATCCGCTTTGCTTCATCAGCAGCGGTCATCTCAGCGCCGTAATACGCGCCCTCAACCGCCGCGTCGAAGCTGCATTCGTATTCGCGCAAATACGCTGCCTCATCCATCGAATTGCGGGCGTCGGTCAGTTCCGACGCTGATAGCACCTTTGTCTCGCTGGCCTTCAGTTCCCATAAAGACCAATCGCCGTCGCCCGACTTTGCCCGGTTGCGAAGGTCGTAGAATGTATTCTTGCCCCGTGGTGTGCCGGCGAACGCAGCCCAACCCTTACGATCCGACAACTGAGGCCGTATAACCTCCGTCCATGCTCTGGGGTCCATGTCCCCGAACTCATCGAGGATCACACCGTCGAAATACATGCCGCGCAGGGCGTCATAGTTGTCAGCGCCAAAGAGGCGGACGCGGCCTCCGTTCGGAAGATCAGCCCGAAGCTCCGACTCGTTGAACTTCACGCCCGGTATCGGCGCGCAGTAATGCTTGACGTAATCCCATGCGACGGACTTGGCCTGCCCCAGAAGCGGCGCGACATAGCCAAAGCGCGGATTGGGCAAAGGACACGTCAGTGCGCTCTTTATCGCCTCGTTGATAAAGGCGACCGTCTTACCTGCCCTTCGATGTGCTACCGCAACCCTCCACCTTGCCGTTGACTGATGGAAGCCAAGCCAGATCGGACGGGGGTAGTATGGGATTACGACTTGCTGGACGGGTCTGATGTTGCTTGATCCGGTGACGTGGCCCAGCTTATTTCGGCCTTGATCGCCCCACCCTCACTGCCGGTCAGTGCAAAACGCTCGCCATATTTTTTCGGTGCGACTTTGGAAGCGAACCATTTGCGGCTGTCCACGCGAAGGCGAGAGCGTTGCACATGCTCGCCATTCAAGACCCACCCGTTACTTACGCCAGCACCTTTCTCGGCTTCGCTCTGGCGTTCCATCCAGTCATTCGTGCCATCGTCAGAGATCTCGAGTATCTCATCAACCAAGGTTTCAGCCTGAAATTCACGCGCGAGCGCGTATTGGTCCCGAAAATTATCGTCGGCCAGCAACCATCTGAAAACCGTTGTCTTGCCCGGCATGCCATCGGAGCGACAAATTTCCCGCAAACTCTCGCCATCCATGAGGCGTTCGCAGATAGTCAGGCCGAGCTCTTCGCTATAGATGCTGGGCCTGCCAAGCTTTTCGTGTTGCTCTTCGGCCATTGGGCTACTCTCCGCGATCCGCTAACAGCGGTTGTCGCTCTTTGGTGCTGAATCAGTAGTTAGGCGCGTCATACCCGATGAGAAGGTTGATTGTACCCGCTGAAGATGTGCCACCAGAGGTTACGACCTGACAGAAAATCTGTGTGTCGGATGCCGAGAAGCCGCCGATCTTATCCAGAGCCGCAACGATGGTGGCTGCGATATGGCCCTGAGCCTTGGCGTCCACGTCAGCAACGATCTGCTGGCCGGTGTCTGCGGTGCCGACGCGCACGTTACAGGAGGTGGGCGTGCCGGAGATGGCGGTGGGCGTCTCGATCTGGACGGATCGGAAATATGATCCAGCCGGCAACGTGACCGAAGTGTCTTTGACGGTCGAATTGCCGCTGACGGTCAGCGTGACAAGCTTGGTGCAGGCGGCGCGAGCAGGCGTTCCGGCGCCGCGACGGGATTCAAGATATTGGTCTTCTGTCGCCATGATTTTCTCCTATGGCCTTGTGAATGGGATGCGGCGGTTGCGAGCCGTGGAGGGTACGAACATCCACCGCCTGACGGAGTTTTCCTGAGATGCGGCACGGCCCGTCTAATCCGCATCTCGCCACGCGCTGTTGCGCACCCGCGAGCTGGGTAAATCTTATTGTTTGAGGCGTTCAGGCACTTCGATGTCGGCACCGAAGAAATATTGGCCCGGCGATTGCGCTATTCTTCCGTTGCAGTGTGGACATTCAGAATCGCCAATAGCCATTGGCGGCTCCGCTATCAGTTCGCCACTTCCTTCGGCGCCGACCTTCACATCACGAATGAAATGCCCGAGAAGATGGCCGTTCTCGCAGTAGGTCTTCTCGCCCTCAAATGCATAGTAGTTCTTCCAGCGAGGGCCAGTCCGCGGATAAACGTGTGGCGCCACTTCGCCCATTGCTCGATCCGATAGGTAAGCCCACCCCGCCACGCAATGCGCTCTTATGGCTAGTGCCTTGTGTGAGTGGTCGCTTGGTGGCGGGGACGGGCTGTTCTGTGAACGGGCCTCTCACCCGATGGGCATTTGCTCTGCGCTATCGTTTGGAGGGCGCACCCTTGGATTGTAAAACGGCCTCAAACGGTTTCCCGCGAGGCCGACGCAGTAAATCAGATTGCCTATTCAATGACTGTATTTGGTCAAACTGTCAAGCGGTCGTCTCCGTCGATGTGCACATGCACCCTATCTAGTGCTTGGCGGAGGTCGGTTAAGGCTTCCTGCATTCTGTGTTTCATGCCGCTTGGATGACATGAAGTGACGGCATTTATCGCGTCGGACATAGGCCACGCCTCGCCACAAAACTTGCGGCAGATGCGGTAGTTAATTGCGCCCATGCTTTTTTCGACGCGCTGGATCGACTGAATCGCCTCGGCCTGCGTCTGAGAGTATGGCGTGCGCGACCCGCCAGATGCACGGCTGGTCATCAGTGCTTGCGTACTATCGGTTCCCGATGCACCCATGCGGTTGAACAGGACGAAGAACAGATGGCCAGCGTCGTATTGCTCGCGGCTGATTTGCGCCCGCTTATAGGCCAGCATCAACGGGTGCTCGTTCTGATTGCGGAAATGGCGGACGTTGCCGACCGATTTCTCTGCCAGTTCTTCGATTACATGAACCTGGCCCATACCAGTTTTGGCTGGCACCTCGAACGGATGCTCAACACGGCGCAATGTCACCGGGCGCGGCTTACGAGCTGGCATGTATCGGCTCCATTGCCTTTGGTGTGGGGGTCATTTGGACTCCGTGAGGGCTGCGTCGATCATTTTGCGATAGACGACCTCGATTTCTCCGCTGTCAGCGTAATACCCAGCATCATCACCAGCCGCTTTTCGCATTCCCTCTGTAGGCTCTCGCATGGCAGAGATGGCGGCACGGGCAGCAGGAATGTAGCCATGCCAACGCGGCTTTCCGGTCAAAAGGTTCGGCCCGGGATCGACTTCAAGTGCAGCACAGATAGCTCGTGCCACTCGTTCCACCATGCTCATAGGCTTGTCGTGGTCGGTCATGGTTTTCCTGCCAGTCCGCAGAAACCACCTATTAAAACAGATGTTGTTTTGTCACCTATAGTCTGAACGCGATATTCGAGCCGCCATGCCATACAGGCAGAACCGATGCAGTTTGCAATTTTCCCCGTGTGCATTCCGTCATGCCAACGATTTGGAGCGGCAAATCCTTCTGCGGCCGCTCCCCAATCCAGAACGCGCGCGAACGGGCACCACTTCGTCTTCGCTTCTTCCTCGGTCATTTCGGATTCATCCCTTCTGGCGCTTTGCGAGTTCACGGTCCAAATACCAGCGAGCCTTTTGCAAATCTTCGATGGCATCGCCCTTGAGATCGGATCGCCAAATATATTTCAGCGCGTTGCCGAGGTTAAACCCCATGTGTTCCGTGATCTGGATGCACTCGATTCCGCTAGGGTGCGAAGTGTAGTGCGGCGGGTGGTTGATCATATCGGCGGCTTTTTCCATCTACTTCATCCCTTCTGCTATGGCCTTGAGGCGGTTGCGTTCGAGGGAGTCGAGCCGCTCAAGTGCCCGCTCGATTTTTGTCTGCTTCCTTGCGCGATATACCGCGTTCGCTCCGTTGTGGTGATCGCGGCAATATCGCTGACCTTCGCCGCGCACGGGCTTTCCGCAATGGCAAAGTTTCCCGTGAAACAATGAAACATCTCGCACGACCTCTGATTTTGTTTCGCGAGGAACGCTCATGCCGCTCTTCCCTCTGCTTCTTCGATTGCGCGGTGTGGTTTATGGGTCATGCCTGCCTCCGATGCGGCCAGCGCCATTTCCCGCCCGGCGCATCCTTCACGCGCATGTCAAACGGCACATCGGATTCACTCCAATGCGGCTGCCATAGGGTTTTCGGAAGCGCCCACCACATGATCGGTCGGCTGTCGCCAAATTGCGGCCGCGCCTTGGCCGTTCCCATGCGGGCAGATGCGAGGCGATCCTTCTGTGCCTCCAGAATTCGCTCACGGAGTTGCCCGACTGTCGGGAAGAATTTCGATTTCGGGTCGCGCCTGTAGGCCGTGACGCCGGCATCGACATCGCGCAAATCGAATTCCGCCAAATCGTGCAGATAGTCGCGGATAAGCTGCCGCGCCTGGCCTTCGGTGAAATCAGGGCGGTAGTAATGCTGGGCGAGTTTCGCGAGCATCGCCGTCAGGATCGTTAAATCCTCCGCCTTGTTCGCCAAGGAATTCTCTGGCGATCGATGCAGCGGCAGCGTTGAAGCTATCGTGGCCGGTTCGCCGCCTTTGCCCGTCTCGAAGTCCTGAATGCCCATTGTTTCCTGCCTTGTTTTGCTCTCTCGCGAGCCACGAATTTATGAACGCCATCATGCCCTTGCGTGTTTTTCGTCGTTCAGGCTTGGCGAGCAACCAACCCTTCATCGCGCGGATTTGCTGGCGGACATCGACGGCGGGGTACAGATCCTCGAATTCGATGATGTTTCCATCGAAAATCGTGACTTCTTCACCGGATGTTTCGAAACGATTGGTTGGGAAGCGGATGAATTCACCGCCACGGGCGCGAGCGGCCGCGCAAGCGGCGCTCAGCGCAAGACCGAACGAAGTGAGGTCTAGTTCTGTTAATGCTTTACCTGTTTCCCTTGTTTCTTCTTTGTCTCGGTCGCGTCTCGCTGCCGTCTCGGAGGCGTTTCGATTATCGACCTCGGAAGCGTCTCGCTTTTCCACGCCAACAACGTTGAAGCGATTGTAATTCTTGATAAAATATATCTTCGCGCCGTCTCTACTGGCGTCCCGAATGGTGTCTCGGTTTTCGAGCGCAGAAATGAAACGTTCAACACGCGCCTTTGACCAGCGGAAGCGGCGCGCCAAAAACATCAGGGAGAATGAGAACTCTCCGCGATTTAAGACCACCGCCCCCGAATTTCCGCGCGTCCGTATTTCCTTCCACGCCGCGGCGCCGACGAGCCAAAGCCATGCTTCCCGCTGTGTGAAGGCTTCATCGGAAAAATCGGGGTCGTCCCAAATCGCGCGTGAGACGCCATAGACGTTGATGCGCGCCATGCTATCGCACCCCCTCTGTTTTCGCGATTGAGCGCAGCCCGTTTAAGATCGTGGTGTGGTCTCTCCGGTAGGCGTAGCCGATGCCTGGGAGGGAATATCCAAGGGCGCGTAAACGCCTCCAGCTACGAAAGCGGGCGCGCGTGACGGGCCTTTGCTGCTGTCGGCCTAGAA